CCTATGCCATTTTCACCGGGTAGTAGGCATTCTTCGTGACAACACTCTGGAATTACGTCAGTACTATAACCACGATCATGGTCTCTGCTTGTCAAATATTAATTCCTCTGCAGTCCTATATGTGATCGGGTGGTTGTGACCCTATGCCATTTTCACCGGGTAGTAGGCATTCTTCGTGACAACACTCTGGAATTACGTCAGTACTATAACCACGATCATGGTCTCTGCTTGTCAAATATTAATTCCTCTGCAGTCCTATATGGTTTCTGGCGATGTATGGCATCAAGACTGTCCTGATAATCCGGGTCATATCTAGTCCTCGATTGTATGAATTCAAGTGTGGGGAACCCTCTTATGAGCTCAATGGCCGCCTCCTTCCCACCAACCCTTTCCAAAAGATTCTTATCCTCCGCACTCCAAGTGTCCCCCTCTTCATCAGAATAGTAATCATTGATGAAATTCTCAATTACCTTATCACTGCCTCGGGCACATTTCTGCCTAACAAGCCAGTCGTGGGCATTCCTAAGAAATTCGTAGGCCCTAGGGTTCGTCCCGAACGTGTCCAGGGCCAACGCACGGAGACGAACGATGTGCACTGGTATCGACATGCCATTTCCGGCTATACAAGCAGCCTTCGAAAAGTAGTCTAGCGAGGTTCGCCAGGGGGCAGTCTCGAGGCCCCCCCCAAAGTCGTATTTGATTATCTGCCTTTTGAGGAATTTTGGGCCCCTATACGTCATTTCAGGGCCGGGATGCACTCTGGGGGAAAGCTGAGTGAAGAAAGAGGGTAAGGTCATGTCCGGGCGGGGATCGCAATCTCTAGAGACATAAGTGTCTTCCATCTTAAGTTCCATGTGCCACACCGATTTGAGATAATCCCTTAAAACTTCCGGGGAGGCATACTGATAGACCCACTCCAAGTAGGAAAGAATACCGTCATCACCGTAGTCCTTAAACCTACGGTACGTCCTCTTAAACGTCTCTCTCCTTTCTGGCGGCAGAGTTGAATAAATGCGTTGATCAAAGCACTCGAATATAATTTCCAAATACCAACTATCACCAAGAGAGGTCATTAGCTCCCCAGAAAACATAAGCCCGAATATAACCCTCCACTCGTCACCGAACCATTTGACAACCTTGGATACGGAGTTATTGAGTGACCAAAGTATAATCTGCTCTACTATCTTACCATTTGGGCCTGTAAGGTCATATTGGAACCAGGGAAGGAAGAGAGTTATCATGAGAAGGGATGCAAGGACTGATTGATCGAACTTAGATATGTCCAAAGATATCCAGAACTTCTTCCCGGGGGACGAGAC